TTATTGGTTAAGTTCGATGATTGTTTAAGTTTTAGAGGTTGAACACTTACGTTGAAGTACCAATAATAAAAATAAATAAAAAAAAAAACCATATCTTCAACCTCTCTACATTGAACAAATTTTAAACCTCTCTAATCTGAACAGTGTTTTGTTTAAACACCCCAACCCCCCCCCCTTTTAAGGGGGTGGGGTGTTTAACCCAACACTGGCTTAATCATGATTCTACGCAGCGCGTGTCAGAAGCAGGGAGCCTGCGACCGCTGATGCGCGCGTGACATACAGCCCTCCTGAGGGAGGAGGGAGGTACGACCGACGAGGGAAGGGGCTGCGTATACCCCTATACATCTAAACTTGATTGACCAATCATCGCGCCAGCTCACTTTCCAGCTACACTTTTTATACTCGCCTGTGATTGGTTGAAAAAGCCGTGTAACCGCTGTATGCACCAATCACAGCGACGTATTCTAATTTGCAGGCTTAGTATTACCTGCAAATTAGTGAGCTATGAGCTTTTATATTTTAATCAAGATAAAACTATATCTCACCCTAAAAAAGTGAGCTAAGAATATGATTGGCTCATTTCATAACTGACCATGGCGGTACCAGCCGCTGAGGAATTAGCGGCGTTAGTAGCTGAGGCATGGGAAGATATATCCTTGCCTACTAGCTTAGCAGAGGCACGGGCTGCTGCCAGTGCTCATATAGCTAACGGTGCACATGCTGCTGTTGTTGAAGTAAGCGAAGCTGGTGCTTCTGCTATAACCAAAGCTGCGAGGACAATAGGAGCAGCTGGTTCTACTGCAATAGCTTTTCACGACCAAGTGAAAGGCGCATGGGATGAAGCGAAGAAAGAATATGTAAAGATTCGCGACGATGTAGAATCTCTTTTCCCTGCCAGGCAAAAGAAGAAGCAAAAGAAAGCAGCTAACGAGGTCAAAAGATCGCATCCAATGCAAATGCGACCGCGTCAGGGAATTATTCACAGACGTATTTCAACGGGTGTTGCAAATTATTCCCAGCAGTCTAGCAATTGGACTCCGACCGGTATAAATTTAAATTTTGGTATGTCATTTTTGAATTTACTATGCGGTATCTAACTGTTGTTAAAAAAGCACCGAGTGCAAGCCGTGGTTATAAGCGCAAGAGATACTCTCGTAAGAAGTATCCTCGTAAGAGTCGTTTGGGTACGGGTCGTACAACAAAGAGCCGTATATTGACAACGAATCATCGAAGAGGAAAGCATCATCAAGTTCAAAAGATGATGCCTGGTATTGCTCCGGCAGTTTTTGAAACTGGTGGGACAATGTCCGATTTGATTACCGCTACAACACTAAAAGGTACACCAAACGGTGAAGGTGGATTTTCGTATACCTGGAAAGGTAGTAATTATACGAATATGACCGAAATGGTGAAATTTTATCAATATTATAAAATACTCGGAGTTACCGTTGTATTTTATCCAGAACAGAATGTATACAATGCTGGTCGAACTGATGCATCAGATAATTCATTTACTGCTGCAACCACGTTGAAAGCTGTAGCGCCTCAATTGATTGTGGCGGTGGATCGTACGACTTCTGCTTTATTTGCTTCTACTTCAGAAGCAATGAATCACGAAGGAGCAAAGTTACATGTTTTTAACGGACCAGAGGAATTTAGTATTTCTTTGGTTCCAACTCCGTTAACCACAACCGGACCTGTTGGTGCGACAGTAACTGTTCCTGGAAGATCAACGTGGATACCGACTACTAATATCGAAGTGGAACACTTCGGTCTGCGATGTTTTCTATCGCGTTTCGGTAATTTTGTTTCATTACGAGTTGTAATGCAAATAAAAGTGGAATTTAAAGATTTAAAGCTTTAAATATATTAAATACATTTATGAAATTCTTCCCAAGTATCATATTCTTGATGTTCCCCTTCTGCTGGCATGTGGATGTATTTTATTATTCTCCTCGCGAGCGCAGGCTGATAGCAGCGAGAATAATCATACCACTCAGCAGGCCACTTATTAGAAGTAATAAACATACGCTTAGCAACAAATTGTTTTTGGCCGCCTTTTGTCTCAACGAGCAAGGGGTATCTGTCAGCGAGACGTAAGAGTGTGTCGTAGGGCAACCACGCGTAGAACTCGTCGATGATGACTGTTTCGTGTCGTTCGTATCCACACCACCATTTGTTGTTTGGCTTCCAGTATGCATCTGGATAGAGCTGCGCACAATATTTTGATTTTCCAGTTCCGGTTGGTCCGGTAATGACATGTAATTCGGTAGGGTGGTTTCTCTGAGGTGTGTGCATGCACATAAATCGTTCGAGACTCCTTTCATACCGTAACCACAGGTCAAAATATTCATAACTGACATCCTTAGTCGAAAGTGAGCCGTCTAATAATCCGTCTCTGATGAGCGATAATTTCTCGCTCGTTTTCAACGAATTGTCGGAACCTTTCGCGACTGGTGCTTTCTTGAAGCCTAAAGAGGTCCAGAATGATTCTGCGTCGTCGTCGTTGAGTGTCCTCCAGATGCCGGGATGCTTTCCCGTGTACCCTTGGGGAGGGTGCGTTCGGGACGACTGCTTCACGCAGTATAGCAGAGCCTCGTTTCTGGATCGGCGTCTGATCTCCCAATGAGCCCTCGGACTCAGAGCTTTCAGTGTCTGTAGTCGTCTGGGTGTCATAAACTCGATATACCCTTGTAAATGGGGCGTTGTTGCCATTTCCTGTTGGTACACTATTAGGCGAACTGTCGCTAATGTCCATCTTTCAGGGAATTCTTCTTCCTGAGGATTATTTAAAGTAAAGCACCAATTACGGGAGCTTTTTTCCACTAGCATAAACTTAACCAAATTATTGGTTAAGTTCGATGATTGTTTAAGTTTTAGAGGTTGAACACTTACGTTGAAGTACCAATAATAAAAATAAATAAAAAAAAAAACCATATCTTCAACCTCTCTACATTGAACAAATT